AGGGACCATCTGAGATCGACTTTACAAAATTATTTCAGACAATACAAAATGGTTCATTAAAGGTTAATGCTGAGACGACCACTTCTGTTCGTTCACAGGCAATAACAAAAGTAACTGGAAATGACGATCCATATGTTGGAAATGGAAATCCAAGTAATGCTGTAACAATTCAGATAGGAGTGAACCCTGTTTTAGGAACAAACGTTCACTTCTTTGCTGATAAAAATCTAATTACAGTATCAGGATTAAGCGTTGATGGTCCAACCAACTTAAATGGAAATGAATATTACTTATCCATACAAGATAGTAACGAAGCGCAACTATACGTCAATCTAGCAGATTTAGTAGACGATAGAAAAACTCGCACTATTACTTATAGTAGTCTTTCTGGCGGTACGCTCGATATTGGTGATGTTATAACCGTTACTGGAGGAGGTACTTGTATAGTAAAAACTACTGGAAATGGTGCAAATACAGTCGTAGTTGAAGGAAGAACATCTATAGCATTAGATAGTGTAACTTCAGTTTCTGCGAACACTGACAGTGGAGCTACAACATTTACTGTCGATAGTGTTAGTGTAAATTCGGAATTTCCAATCGATAGATATACTGTTATTAACGCAGTTACAAATTCTGGATGGGCAAATGATGATGAAGGTACTGGTTCAACTAATATTGGATTAATTACAGGAACACCACCAACACAACCAGCTTGGACGTTTATGTGGGACCCTGTAGATGATGGATATGTCACACATACCACACAAAATGTTCGTATTAATCTACAGTGGAAAGAGCGTATTCAGTAATGACTTCAATTCATTTTAACTATGGTAACTGGCAATTTTGGAGCGTCTACAATCCACCGCTCCAACTAGGCGATCAAAAGGTAACATTTGATGGGATTAACAAGATTATCTTAGTAAATGAAGGTGTAACAGAATTGGACTTTCGTGTTGATGTTTATTCTGCATGGAAAGAATGGATTACGGATCCAAATCAATTTAATGCTAGTTATGAAGAGGCTATTAGTTCTGTTGGTGGTGATCCATTGCCTGGTGATAGACAGTTGGGAACTACATACTTCCTCGAAAATGATTGGAGAATGAGAACATGGGAAGGTAATCATGAGTTAACAGTTACAGGAAACGTGTTTACAAGAACTGGTGTTTCGTTATTCGTTCCAACATTAAATCCATGGACGATCACGATTAACTTGAATACTGCTACCCTTGTTGAAACTATTCTTCCATCACTATCACTTGGTGCCGATGATATTGCAGCGGTTGCTGATGCTACTTGGGCAGAAACACTCTCTGGTACATCTGCTGGTGATAGATTGATTGCGCTTGCAACTGCTCTTGCTAATGTTGATCAAGATGTTTGGGATTACATTATTGATAGTGATAAGAGCCAGTCAGCTGGTGATAAACTCAAGAAGATTGCAACAAAAACTCAAGATATCGCTTTTTCGTAAGAATTTAATTTTATAAATAATAGAAATAAATATTGGAGGATATATTATGTCAGATACTGATACAATTAGAGATGCTATTATTAATCTACAGAATGGCGAATCACACTCTTTCAAAGATGCGATTAATTCTGTATTAATGAATAAAGCAATGGATGCTATTGAAGTTCAAAAAATTGGTGCAGGTCAATCTTTTTTTGCCGAACCAGAGATTGAAGTTACTCCAGAAGAAGATTTCGATTTAGAACCAGAGGAAGTAGCCGATGAAGAGGTTTAAAAACTTAGTTGAGTCTGTTGGCTCTCCTGCAAGCGACCAGAAACAAAAGAAAGACGATGAGAAAGAAGTGAAGGGGTATAAACCTCGTTCAAAAGGCGAAGAAGACTTTGCTAATATGCATACAGTAGATAAAGTCATTCATCCTGTTGCAGAACCAGAACAACACACTGGTGACCATAAGGGTCCAAAGAGTGACACTGGCGAAGACCATGATGGTCATGAAAAAGCAGGGCAGAAAGTCGATAAGACATACGCTAAGTTTATGAAGATGGGTGGTTATGGTGGTTCATCTAAACGTGCTGCTGATAAGTCTGATGGCGACACTAAAATGCCAAAGATTAAAGAAGAAGTTGAGTTTGTTGATGAAGCGTTCAAAAAAGGTTCATTAAAACTCAAGTCTGGTGAAACAGTAAAAGTAAATGAGTCAGATGCTCTTGCATTGAATAATGCTTTCGATCAACTAAATCCTTCTAATAAAAAACGAATGGAAACCGAAGCAATGAAAGACAAGCAGTCTTTTGAAGCGATGGTAAAATTTGCTAAGAGTGTTTGAGGGGTAAATCATGGCACAAGTAATCACAGTCAATCAAAATAAAGGCAGTAGAGGAACAGGTGTTGTAGTCGTTCGTTCAGATGCAACAGGGTTTCTAAGTTCAAACGGCGTTGTTGGGGTAAGTAGAGCAAACACAGCTGGTGAAACAATCAGTACAATGCATATTGCTGAAGTAGCCTGGAACTGTGCCTCTGGTTCTACTTGGACATTATCTCGTGGTAATGGTGTTGGAGCAAATACTGTTTGGGTCACACATGGTCTTAGTGGTTATCACGATTTCCAATCAAACCAAATGCGTCTTGAAGCGCCAAACACATCTGCTTCTGCTAATGTAGTATTTACTCTTGCTGGTGGCGCTGGTAACATCATCATTAAGATGCATAAGAATTCTGGAGAATAATCGATGAAACTTATCACCGAAATGGTAGAATCTGATGTAGAATTTGTCACCGAAGCAAAAGAAGACGGTGGTAAGAATTATTTCATTGAAGGTATTTTCATGCAGGGTAACGTCAAGAACCGTAATGGTCGGATGTATCCTATGGAAACATTAGAAAAAGAAGTCAATCGTTATAATAAAGAATATGTTGAACAGAACCGTGCATATGGTGAGTTAGGTCATCCTCAAGGTCCTACGATTAATCTTGAGCGTGTATCACACATGATTAAAGAATTAAATCGTGATGGTGATAATATTATTGGTAAAGCTAAGATTATGACCGAAACTCCATATGGTAAGATCGTTAAAAATCTTATGGATGAAGGTGCTAGACTTGGTGTATCTTCCCGTGGCATGGGCACACTCAAAAAAGATAAGAAGGGTGTCAATTTAGTTCAATCAGATTTTCAGTTAGCAACTGCTGCCGATATTGTGGCGGATCCATCTGCTCCTAATGCTTTCGTTGAGGGTGTGATGGAAGGTGTGGACTGGATTCAAGATATTAATGGAAATTGGGTTTCTCAGTATATCGAAGAAACTCAAAAAGAGATTCGAAAAGTTTCAAAAGCAGAACTTGAAGAAGCAAAGGTAAATGCTTTTTTGAAGTTCTTGAAACAACTCTAAAAGATTATGATTTTATAAATAATAATAGAAACTGAATGTTTTTTAATAAGGAGAAAAACAGATGTCCGAAAAAGACTTAGAAGTAATGGAGGACGTTGATGTCATTGAGACTCCTGAAGATGAGGATCTTTTAGAGTTCAAGGCTTCGATGGATGATCCTTCTGAAGTTCCAGAGCCTGTTGCAAAATCTGGCAAAGGTGCAGTTACTAAAGGCGCCAAAGCTGGTCACGATGCAGAAGACAGTTCTACAACTACTGTTAAACGCAAACAACCAAAACCAGCAGAAATGAAAACAAAAGCTGGTATGATCAATGCAATGTATGGCGAGATGGCTAAGATGAAAAAAACTGATCTTCAAGCTATGTACAAAAAGATGCATGGCGAAGAAGTTGAGTTTGATGATGAAGTCATCGAAGAAGATGCCATCGAGTACAAACCACTTGCTAAAATTTCTGTAGAAGACATTGATCTTTCAGAAGATATGACAGCAATGTTCAAGGGTGCCGATCTAACTGAAGAAGCACAAGAAAAGATTCAAACAGTTTTTGAAGCCGCAGTTGTTTCAAAAGTTAACGAAATTGTCGAGAAATTTGCTATCGAAAGCGAATCTGATCTAGAAGTTACTTCTGCACAATTAACAGAAGAACTTACAGAAAAGGTTGATGGATATCTCGATTACGTTGTTCAAGAATGGGTCCAAGAAAATAAACTCGCCATCGAAAACGGTGTTAAAGCCGATATGGTTGAGTCTTTTCTCAAAGGTATGAAGGGTCTATTCGAAGAGCACTATGTTGACATTCCAGAAGAAAAAGTTGACGTAGTTGAAGAACTAATCGCCAAAGTTGACGAACTTGAAGGTAAACTCAATGAAGAGACTGACAAGAACGTTGAACTACTCGACAAAGTTAAAGATTTTGAAAAAGAAACTGTCTTCGCAGAAAAAACAGGCGATCTTTCAGATACACAAGTTGAAAAACTTCGTGGTCTCTCTGAAGGCATCGAATTCGTTTCCGAAGAAGACTTTTCAAAGAAAATTGACATGTTAAAGTCGCAATATTTTGATATTGATGAAGAAACCGTTTCGGTTGTTGTCGATGATGAGAAAGATCCTATTTCTCTTGAAGAAGAGGTTGCGGGTCAAACAGGTGCTATGGCAGTATACATGAACGCCATTTCAAAGTCTGCTAAAAAGTAACATTATTATAAATAATATGAAGGCTGATATTTTACAGTAAGGAGAAAACTCAAATGTTTCTATCTGAAGAACTAAACAAGAAGTGGCAGCCAGTCCTTGAGCATCCAGACCTAGAAGGTATTAAGGATCCTCATCGTCGTGCCGTCACAGCAACTCTACTAGAAAACCAAGAGAAGGCTTCACGTGAAGCTGCTCACGGTTCTGGTGGTTATCACGCACCAAGCCTACTCGGCGAAGCTGCTCCAACAAACGCATTTGGTGCTTCTGACTCACAGGGTACAGGTCCAGTCGAAATCTTCGATCCAGTCCTTATCTCTCTCGTCCGTCGTTCCATGCCAAACCTAATCGCTTATGATGTTGCCGGCGTCCAGCCAATGACTGGTCCAACTGGTCTCATCTTTGCGATGCGTCCTCAGTACGCTTCTCAGGGCGGCGATGAAGCACTTTACAACGAAGCAGTATCCAGCTTCTCAGCAACTGCTAACAACTCTGTTGGTGGTGTCTCTTCAACTGGTCTTGATGGTGCTGGTGTACCAACAGCTGGTGCTGATCCAACTGCTCGTGCTTCTGGTTCTGGCTATACCGTTTCCCAGGGTATGTCAACAGCCACTGCTGAAGCTCTTGGTGATAGCGAGAACAACAGCTTCTCAGAAATGGCTTTCTCAATCGAGAAGGTTGCTGTTACTGCTAAGTCACGTGCACTCAAAGCTGAGTACACAATGGAACTAGCACAAGACCTTAAAGCAATCCATGGTCTTGACGCTGAAACAGAACTCAGCAACATTCTCTCCGCTGAGATTCTTGCTGAAATCAACCGCGAAGTTGTTCGTACAATCAACTACACTGCTACAGCTGGTGCAACAGATAACACTTCTGCTTC